CTATCTAACGCTATGTTTTGTTCTAATATAGATTCAGACTCCACTGTAAACTGAACATCTACATGATAGACATTCATTACAAACTCAGTTTCTATATATACACCTGAAACAAATTGGAAGTCTCTTTGTATTCTTGCTGTCATTGTTTTTCTTTATTAGAGATGTTGATTTTATTACTTAAATTTTGTTTCTTATATACTTCGTCTATTCTCTTAGCATATTCAGTTTTATAACTTTCTATGACCATATGCAGTTGTTGGATCATTGGAGAGTTCTGTGTACGATACACAAAGTTAAGTTTTTTGGTTAAGTCATTGATGGTGCTTTGTAACTCATCTAATGACTTGTTGCTTAAATCATTAATAAATGGATGTTGCATCAATTATTTATATGCCTAAAATAAGCACTAAATTAAGTTACTGCGGTTATAGGACCCACTTTACCCCAAATAGTACTGGAGCCATCATAGTATCCAACACAGATATAAACGTAACTGCCATCAGTACACATTTGCCCAGGTGCGTCACCCAATTCACCTGTTGCAGTGGGTTCTCTTACTTGCAATTGCGTAGAACGCTGTGGACGATTTATGGGTGTGATATCTATGGTTGTTCCGCAATCAGTAGTACTTACATTATAGCTAACATCAGTAACGCCGTAAGGTACGCTAATTAAGTTAGTGTATGTTGTATTAGCAGCCACTGTTATACCAGAAACGTTAGAGTAGTAATTCTCTAATAATCTAGCTGATGGTAATGGACCCACTGTAATATTTCCACCATTATCAATGGTTGTAGTAGGGAAACTGACATAAGCAGCATTGTTTGCCATTGTAAATTTAATCTCTACATTTGATTGTGTGCCAGCTGGAGCCCAACCACCAAAAGTAACAGCGGTGTTTTGTGTTATTGTACCGTATTGTACATCTGCTTTGGTAACGTCAATCAATACAGTCTCGGGTAGATTGCTACCTAGATTGTATGTCTTAGCTCTAAAACCTTGAACAGCAGCATTGGTAATCAATGTATTACCCATATCATTATTCAACGCAGTACCACTGAGTGCAGACTTAACAATAGCCTTACTTTGTAAGTCTGTTATTTCATCTTTTGCAGTATCTAAATTGTTTTTGATACTTCCAAAATTATCCCTAAAGCCTTGGGAGTTATTGTTTGTCCCTGGGATAGGATAATTTGTATTGATTGCTGTTGTGTTAATATTGCTCATATTTTATATTCCGTATAGTATTTAGTTATCAGAATCCTTGGGGGAAATAGATTTTTTCGGGAATAAAACGGGTAAATCATATTTATGTAGTGGATTGGGTGTAGGTGACGCACTAGGTAGTTGTGACCAAGCTGGTTTTAATAAGGTTGTATTGTAATTATAAGTAGTGCTCTTATCAATATATACCCTGTCTACTGAGAAATCTATAACGTTAAGAGCATATCCCCAATAATTCTCAATGTTATATTTGATAGTCGATCCTTTACCGGGTAACGCATAACATAATACCCAGGCTTGTACAAATCCCAAAGTGTTACCATTTTCTTGTTGACTAGTCATCCAATCAGGTAATAAGTCTTGGTCATTTACATAAGCTAAGTTATTCAACATTTCAACACGCATATTTGTTAGACTAGCAGGATATAATTTCTTAGTTGTACCTATATCATAACTAGTATATACATTTTCATTGCTTGTCCATATTTTAGTATAGCTAGTATAGTAAGGTCCAGTGTTAAGAACAATATTGTAGGGCCATACTTCTTCTTGTGGTAAAGATTTTCCAGCTGAGTTTATTAAATCATCTATAACTTCAGCATAAACAGCCTCGTATACTACATTTCCTGAACTATCTCTCGCCTCAGCTACTTTTATTTCACCTAGCACTAATCTTCTATTGTAGTGATTTTTAGCCATAGCGTCTATGTAAGACTGTAGATTAGTTGATTCTACACCGTATATATGTACATACCTAACTTCAGTAGCTTTGCCAAAGTTTGGATCTTCTGGCCTATACAAGAAGTTAGTAGGCATTAATTCTTCATTAGTGAGTAAAGAATTTAGTAATCGTCTACTTTCAATATTAGGGCTAGCTTTCATGTAAACGTTCTCTACAGGTACATCATACTTCTGATATACTGTCAATGTAAATTCTTTTTCTGATTTTACTATAGGGAACAATGGATTGTATGCTGCTACTACAAATGTGTAGACAGTTGATTCACCTTTAGACATGACCCTATATGGGTTAGGTTGAAACGGCACCTTACCTATTAACTGTCCATTTTCTAGTAAGGACATGTTAGGAGGTATTGTTCCTGATATTATAGTATAGTATAAAGGATTAGAAGAAGTTGCTTCAAAGTATAGTTCGCTGGTCTGTCCGTTATCAATTATACCTAAATTAGAATCAGTCACCCATTCTACATCTTGGGCAATATCATTTGTTATAGTCAATATAAACGTAGAGGTCTTACTAACTATATTAGTATTATTAACTTTTGCTATGTTTACATAGATTTCATATTTGTTAATGCTATTAGCAGGAATATTGGGAGTTCCAGTAATCCAGCCGGTAGTAGTATCACCCGTTAGTCCACTAGGTAAAGCACCAAATTGATATATTAACACACTGTTATCAAAATCGTGTCCTATAATTTTAAAATTAAAATATTCGCCCGATCTGATAGTAGGTATTATATTGTCTGTTACATAGTATCCATAGTATATGTCATTAGGATCTACTGGTATATGTATAGCGTTATCATTTAATATAACCGGGACTCTAGTGTTGATTGCATTATTGAGTTGCCAGTTACGTACAGTAATTGAATAATTTTTAGTGTCATTACCTAATTCACTTATTAACTGTACTGTAAAATTATAAGTTTTTTGTGTTGGGCTACCGTTTGTCAACGTAGGAGGTGTTGGATATCCCCTTATCAACCCGTTCTCATCCATCGATATTCCCGGTGGCAATTCTCCGGAGGATTGAGATATGTATATTTTATTAGTGGGTATAGGGTTGAAATATTCAATTTGAAATTCAACAAATTTACTATCATATGTTGTTAGTAAAGAACCGTTATCTGTTAATATACTAACACCTTCATACCCAAAGATTCTCATACTAAACGTACGGTCTTTTAGATTTCCTAAATTATCTGTAGCACGTATAGTAAAACTATATGTAGTTTCTACGCTAACATTGATCGGAGTTCCTCCTAATCTTCCTGATGGAGAAAAAGTTATTGGATCATCTGTTGTACCTTGTGGTATAGAACCGTTTAATAATGAATAAGTTATTGTAACCGCAGGTGCTACAGGATCTGCTTGAAACTGAAACAGAAAATTGAACCCAGAAGGAAATATTCCTAGGTCACCGCCTTCCGTGATCCATACAGGTTGTGCCATATTATCCTTGTAGTAAATGCAATGCTATTTCGTAATGGTGTTTTCTATCCTCTAATCCGATAGTACCACCATTGATACGTTTTGTTAATGTCACAAAATCATCTTTGTCACACCATTGATTTAGATTATTATTGTCCCAGAACCAACCTGCACTTGATACTGCACCTGGGGGTGTTTCTAAATAAGCAACTGTCTCGTCAACGCTGATACCCAAGTCTGCGGCAAAACGTGTATAGTTATCTTTACCGGTCAACTGAATCAATCCACGACCACAGTATTTGTAACCATCACCTGATTCTTCTGGACCGTTGCCCATACGATTAGCATAGACACGATTAGCAATCTTAGCTGGTTGACGCTCATATTGTTTTGCTAAATCTTCTGTTGGGAAGTATTTCTTAAATGTACCCATCAAACCCTTAGCACTGTAATTCAAGTTTTCTTTAACAAAGTTAAAGCCACCAGACTCATGTGCGATTTGTGCTACAAACGCGGCTGCACGTTTAACGTTAACATACATATCGTAGTATTCTGCTACTTCGTGTACTGGTTCTGCGTAGACTTGCAACACAGATGTTTTTGTCTTTGGACAAAGTTGTTGTAAAAGTTCTAATGTAATCATAAATATCCTTAACCGTAAATACCTGCCATTGTATACCATTGGCTTGTGCCAGCAGAAACTACCATCAGTCTTGCATTTGGTCCTAATGAATATGCAGTATTAGTTGCCAATGAATCAATTTTGGCACCTGTAGCAGGGTACAAACTCAATGTTACTGTTGTTGCATTAATGATGATAACCTGCATGCCTGCAGCACCGGCTGGTAATGAAATACCCGTAGCAGTACTTGCAGTTGCACTAGTAACAACGTTTATTTGTTTACTCAATGCAGTAGCAGTACCTTGTGTTGTACCTGCGGCTGCAACGCCGCCACTAATACTAGCAAACATATAACCGGTTGTACTAACGTTTACCCCAGTCAATGCACCGTTTAATGTTAAACCAGTCAATGTTCCAACACTAGTAATATTGGGTTGTGCGCCGTTAATAACTGTATCAGTATTAACTGATGACGCTGTTCTGGCTGCACCTGTCACGGTTCCTGATGTAGTCATTGCTCCAGTTGCGGTAGATGCATATGTAACTTGTGACGTTGTACAAGTCACTACAGTGTATGTTCCATTGTATCCTGATGGTACTAAGCCTGCTACTGTTATACTTTGACCTACATAGAATGGGACAAATGACGCTGTAGCATATGTCAATGTTGCTGTAGCTCCATCGCCGGATGTTGCTGTAATAGGTAATACAACGCCGGCATTCATACTATTAATGTTAGTAATACTTGCTCCGTTACCGCTAAACAATGTAGCAGAGAAAGTACCACCTGTTATAGCTCCGGATCCTGCATTAATACCCCCACCTGATGTGTTCAAGCCACCCAACAAGTTAGCAGTACTTTGTAAGATTAATCCAGTTCCTGAAGTTCTCGCATATCCTCCTGACACATATGATCCTGAGGCACTGCTTGTATATGTAACTGCCGTTGTGTTAGAACCGGTTACAGTAAATGTACCATTATATTGACTTGGATTTATACCAGTAACAACAATACTAGAACCTGCTGGGAATGGTGGTGATGTTTGTGTGGCATAGGTTAATGTTACAACACTACCTGTACCACTAGCATTGGTTATAGCTATATTAGAACCTACATTTATTGCACCACCTACGTTATAAGTTCCTGTTACGATTGCATTTGCAATAGTAACGTTACTCATGGTTGCATTACCGTCAACTTGCAAGAAGCCTCTAGATATTAAGTTTCCACCTGAGACGTTTCCTGATAAGTTAGAAGTAACACCAGTAATATTACCAATGTTAGCATTACCATTCTGTAGACTTAGTATACCACTTGTTGCAAAAGTTAAGTTAGTTAAAGCTGCATCAGTTGTTGTGAAACTTGCAGCATTCAAATTAGTTACACTTGCATTACCTTCAATGTTTAATGCTGTGCCGCCAGTACGAATTCTACCCAATGCTGTTGTAGCACCTGATGCAGAAGTGCTGATAACCACTTGAGTTGTGTTTCCAGACACAACGTTAAACGTTCCATTGTATCCAGTAGGTATATTGTTGTACAAGTTAACTTGTGATCCTGCTAGGAATGGAGCAGTAGTTTGAGCTGCAAATGTAACTGTAGCACTTCCCGCTGAAGGACTAGAAGGTGTTATACTTGAGATTGCTAAATTAGCACCAACTCCCAATGCACCTGTGATATTTGCAGTTTGATTAACAGTCAATGAACCATTTGCAGAAATAGCTCCATTTGCTGTTAATTGTCCAGTAGTTGCAGCACCAGTTACACTTAATGTACCACCTGTTTCTAAGTTACCTGCGTTTGCTGTCCCCGTGACACTTAAAATTGTACTGTTAACAGTACCAATATTAGCGGTAGCGTTTAACGCACTAATTATCGCTCCTGCCGCAATATTCATATTACTTAATGAAGAATTTGCAGTAATATTAAGACCAACACCACCAGTTCTAATTCTTGCACTAGTTACAATTGCTGATCCTACTGTAGAACTACTAAACGTAACTTGGGCATTACTAGCAGTTGCTACAGAATAACTTCCATTATATGCTGTAGTACCGGTTACACCAGAAATTACAACTGTTCCACCGACTGGGAACGGTATAGTACTTTGTTGGGTAAATGCGGCTGTTACAGTAGAACCATCACCAGATATACTTGAGAGTGCTAGGTTAGCTCCTACTGTTAGTGTAGAAGCAATATTAGCTGTACTTTGAATAGTTAATTGATTATTCGCTACTATATTACCAACAGTTGCTGTGCCTGCTACTGACAAGAATCCATTTGTTAGTACATTACCACCGGTCATGTTTCCGGTTACGTTTACTAATCCTGATGTAATAGTTGTAGCACCAGTTATTGCACCATTCAATGCTAATGAATCCGCAGAAGTTGCACCTAACGTAGCTGCACCTGCATTTAATGTACCTGATGTGCTAAAACTTGCGCCTGAAATTGCTCCAGTGGCGCTGATTGTCTGAAGGCTAATATTTGAAAAACTAGCGTTGCCAGCAGTTAGTGTTCCGGTAGTACTTAGGTTACCTGCACTAATGTTACCACTAGCAGCTAATGATGAACCGGTCATAGCACCTAACGCTGCTGAGGTAGCCTCTAATGTAGCTGCTGATACAAGTCCAGATGTAGTTAGATTACCGACGTTGGCATTACCATCAACACGTAATACACCGCTAGCAACTAAGTTTGCACCTGATATATTTCCACTAATAGATACGGTTTGCCCAGTTACAGTTGTTGTAGTTAAGTTGCCGGCGCTGATATTACCTTCAACGCTCATAAATCCATTTACTGTTGTGTTACCACCGCCTTTAATTCTACCACCAGTGAATGATCCAGACTGTGTACTAGTAAATGTAACGGCAGCTATATTACCAGTTAATATAGTGTATTCCCCATTTAATGTAGAAGGTGTTACATCAGATATAACAACCTTTGTTCCTACTGGGAATGGTGTAGCACTTGTAGGAGCTGTGAAATTAACTTGTATAGTATTGAAAGGTGTGCCACTTGTAACAGATATAGATGATATGGACAGATTGGCACCCATAGATGCGCCACCTGTTGCGGATACTATACCTATGGAAGTGATGCCATTTGCTTGTACACTTCCTGTTGCAGTTAAACTTGTTGCACCAACATTAGCTAATGTAGCATTACCTGCGGTCAATGCACCGGATGTTGATATATTACCACCTGTGATATTACCAGTGCCTGCACTTATTGCACCATTGTTTGTTGATAATGAACCTACAGTAGCAGAACCACTAGCAACAAGAGCACCACTAGTTGTTAAGTTTCCACCTGATACATTACCTTGAATAGTTAGTAAACTAGTTGTTTTGTTAAACGTTAATCCAGGAACGGCTGCACTATTACCACCGTCATTAAACATTAATTGTGTATCACTACCAGGAGCAGCTAAATTAGCGCCAGGTGGTAAAATCACGTTACCTGAAATAGTTGTAGCATTTAATACAGTTGCTGTTAAATTAGCAGTAGATAAATTACCAGTAACAGATAAATTACCTGAAGTGGTAGTTCCAGCAACTGACAATGCATCCAATATACCCACTGAGGTAAGATTGGGCTGCGTACCAGTAGTTAATGTTCCACCTATATACGTAGCTGTAACGTTTCCAGCATCTATATTACCTGTAATTAAAGAAGGTGATATCGTAAGACTAGTAGTATTGGATGACAATGTTGTACTACCAATTGTAAGTGTATTACCACTTAAGTATAAGTCTTTCCATTTTCTTGAAGCACTACCCAATGATCTAGTCTCATCACCATCAGGCAATAAATCTGTAGTGACGTAGCCTGTCATTGCAAAGTTGTTAGTTGTTAACTTTTGTGATACAGTTACGTTAGCACTAGCAGTTACATTTCCTGTTATGCCAGTAATTCCACCGACTACTAAATTACCCACAACATTAGCATTTTGGTTAACCAATAAATTAGCAGATGCTGTAATGTTAGCACCAGACACATTGCCGGTCGCACTAACTATACCACCAGTAATAATGTTACCACCAGTAATATTTCCGGTAGCTACAAATGTTCCTGTTGTAGAAAGGTTTCCTGCTGAAATGTTACTAGTAACTGATATGTTACCGGTTGTTATATTTGTGGTTATGTATAGATTACCAGTCAGTATACCAGTGCTGTTAGCAGTTACTGTTTGAGACCCTAATGATAATACGTTTCCATAAAAAGTAGACCAACGTGATGTAGGTGAACCTAAGTTATATGTAATATTTGCGTTAGGTACTAGATTAGATATAACATTATTGGTTACGGATAAATTGCCAGCAGTTACTAAATTACTTAAGCTAGCATTATTTGTTGTTATTGTAGATGCCAAGTTTAGATAAAATGCTGAATCTGATGTGGCAATTGTAACTGTATTAGCTGCCGGCGAGCCAGCAGCTACTGGTACTACGGTTAAGTTATTAGCAGTTTGTATTGTTACGTTGGGAAGTAATGAGTAGAGATAAATGTTACCAGTAGTTCTGTTTTGTTGTAACCCAGGTCCCGCGGTTAATTCCAATACACCTGCGCTAACTTGTGCAGTGTATAAATCTGTAAAATTATCTTGTATTTTCTGAAAAGCTGCCCTAATAGGATCCGCAGTCGGATCGTTAGGGAAAGTGCCGAAATCAATATACTGTTGGGCCATATCTAATCTACCTTATTATGTATTTATCGTTTTATTTAGGTTACACTATCCAAAAAAATAGCCCGGGGTAACCGGGCTATCTAAAGTACGGTTTATTGTTATTTTATACCGCTTAATTTTTTCCAGTCACGTAATGACTCTGCTACATTGACTTGTGTTGGGTTCAACACTGATTGGTCACGTTTCATTTTGTGCAAATCACCGCCCATTGTTAACAATGCTTTTAGTTTAGCTAATTCTGTATCTGCCATAGCATCACCACCTACATCATTAGCAAATTCGTTCATTTGCTCATGGTCGCACTCACAATCTTCCATTGTATATCCACACTCGTTGCAACTATCATCACCTTCGTGAACTTTTTCCATATCTCCGTCATTATCTAAGTCTGCTTCTTCTTTACCTTGAGCACGTGCCTTAGCTAGATTACCGGTAAACATGTTACCTTCTTCCATGTCATCTTCTTTAACTGGGTACTCTTTACCACCTACGTTAATTTTCTCGCCAGATTGAATACCATCTTGTTTAGCTTTAGCAACAGCTCCGCTGAAAGCATTACCTTCATCTGTCTGTTCTTCTTCATCTGAATCTTCTTCGGAAGAATCTTGTTCTTCTTCACCTTCTTCATCTGAATCTGCTGGCTCTAATGTACCATTCTGATGTTCTTCTCCGCCTTCTTCATCTTCATAGTCTTGACCACCCTCGGATCCAGTTTCGATTCCAGACATTTTCTTGATTAGAGCAAGCATGTCATCACCATCATCAACTACATCTGGGCTTGGCTGAGGTTCTGTACCTGTACCTGTATGTTCTTCCTCACCACCTTGTGCGACACCATATCCAATTTCTGGCTTCTGTTCACCAGCACCAAAACCACCGATACCTGCGTTACGCAATACGCCCATTAATGATTGTGCATCATTGTCAGTAGCGGTAATGCTTAGGCTATCAGGAGCTCCCTGTTGACCTGTACTTGAAGATACCGTGATACCTTCTGTTAATAATGAATTTAGCTGTTGTTCCCAGCTTTCTAATTGAATGTCTTTCATATCTTCTGTACTTTCTTTAACTGATTTCTTTCCTAGACCGGAAATAAAATTAATTGCTCTATCTGTTGTTGCTTGAATTGGGTCTACTTTCCATGGAGTAGGTTCTGCTCTTCCAGTAGGGGTATCAGCAACTGCTTTGAATGCAGAAGGCTTGCTGTCCATACCATGTGTTCTTAATGCTAATTTGCTAGGAACTTCTGGTCGTGTATCTGCTTCTTCTAAACTCTCATCGTAGTTAGTGAAACCAAATTCTTCTAAGGCTGCATCACGCAACTGACCTTTTAATGTACCAGCTAAACGCTTGTAACGATCACCGTGTTGCAATGTCTTGTCAATAATACGATTTGCCAGTGCCTTATCACCTATTTCTTGTGCTGGTCTGATGTTGTAACCTTTTGGTCCATTTTCTAAATCATCTAGCAAGCATGTAACTAAATCTTTCATCGCGCCTTCAGTTAAGATTGTACCATCTTCAAACTTGAATGATTCTTCTACATGACCTTTGTTGTGTGCTGCCCATGTAGTAGCATAAGCAATAGCTTTTTCTTTAGGAGTTAGTTTACCATCCTTAGCATAGCTTGCCTTAATATGTTTTACCATGCGCTCTGCTTTAGCTCCTGGAGGAGCTTTCTCATCCATTGTAGCTGGTTGATCTAATGCTTCTTCGTGCATTTTAGCTAATGTTTGTGCTAAACGTGCTTGCTTACCTGTCTTACCTTTGTCATGTGCATGTGCTTTAGCAAATGCTGATGTAGACATATGAGCAGCTTTAGCTTTCTTTGTTAGTGCACCTGGATGCTTGATAGCTTTCTGGATCCACTTCTCGCCACCTTCTTCAGCCATTTGTTCTTGCTTCATTCCAGCTGGTCCTGCTGTGCCTGGATTCAATGTCATTTGACCTTGACCAATAGCTTGTTTGATTTGTTGTGCTAGTTGTGGGTTTGTAACTGTCCCCAACATCTTGCTACCTTGCTTGATAACTTGCGTGTTTTGTTGTGCTGGTGCAATAGTTAATTGTTCAGCCTCATCTAGTTGTGTGGTCTCAACTTCTTCAATATATTCTTTTAGCGAATGCTTTGTGGTCTTAGACTTATCCCACTTAGGTAACTTAACATCCTTGCCGCTACCACCAAATGCTGACCAGTCATATTTTTTAACTTCACCAGATGCATCAGCACCTTTCTTAGGACGACCACGTCCACGCTTCTCTGCTGGCTTACTTGCGGCTGCGTCTTTATTGACTTTGCCAACTTTATGTCCATATTGGTCACGAACATCTTCACTGCCATGACTTGTACCATATGTACCTTTATGCACAACGTCTCCTTCAGAGAGTGTGTTCATTGATTGTAATAGGCTTCTGAAATCCATTATCGTGATCCTTTTTGTTTCTGATTAATTAATAAATCTTCTATCTTAGTAAGTTGAACACTCATTTCGTTCAACTTCTTTTCGCTATTTTCTGCTTTTACAGTTATGACAGCAACTTTTTTATCTAACTCGATTATCTTGCTATCCATAGTCATATAACCTGTGCCGCCAATACTGCATGCACCGATCAATATCCAACTAAGTTGGGTAGAGGTGAAGTCGACCATTTAGCGTCCAGCTCCTGTCTTTGGCTTCTCCGGTGCTCTTACGCGGCCATTACCCATTGGGCTAACTGTGTTGATACCTTCTTTACTCTTGTTTGGACTAGTTGGAGTTTGTTTTCCTGCATAAGGAATATCAACACTTGGTTTCTTAGGTACTACTTTGTCCAAGTATTGATTTGCGTATTCTTTGCTTGCTTCTTTTCCGTTATCTTCTAATTCTGTTGTTAGAAGTAATGGCTCATCTTTCTTCTCATTAGCATACTGTTCAGATTCTGCATTGATACTCTCATCATAATCTGTTGTTACTACACGAACTCTACCAATTTGGCATCCACATGCTTGAGCACATTGTTGAATCATTGGCTCTGTAGCTGGATACTTGAATTCTACTTTGATGATAGTAATAGATTCATTCTGTAATTCAGGGAATCCATATGGATCTTTTTGTATAGGTGTTGTTTTAGGATCCTCGATCTTAACGGGATCAAATTTAGATAGGTTATGCTTGAACATATCTAAGAATTTAGAGTCGCAATCACCTGCAATTTTGATTGTATAGCGATAAGTGCGAACACTTTCTACTAAGTAATGACGAAGGGTTTTCATTATTTTATTCCTATTGTAGTATTTATCAATTTACTGGTTTTTTATTTGCCAGAATGGTTTTCAATAACTCATTCCTGTCAACTAAGCTACCCTCACCCAACGGTGTATTTTCAATTTCTTTAACTTGACTAGCTGATTTTTGATCCAGTGCAGCCTTCTTTAACTGCAAGTCAATCATTTTTAATTTCTTATTAATTTTAGCTGTTTTTGCTGTAATAGCGTGACCTAACATTGTCCCAGCACTATTAAATATCTCACTAGCAAAACGACTATCAACTTGCATACCCAAATCCATCAAGTCTTTATAACTATCTTTGGCCATTTGTGCTAGTTCATCCATTTCTGTGTCACTAGCTTCTAATCCACGAACTTGTGGTAACGCATTTTCTATCTTTTCTAAATTAGAATATGCTTCTTGTGTAACTATTTCTACTTGAGCACCTTCTAATATATCCTCATTGAGGTTAGATTCATCAGCAGGTAGGTCAAATAATTCTGATAACTTTTTAGTCATGCTATTTCCATAATAGCAGTATTTATTACTTTTTCCTACCGTTGTAGAAAAGGTCATCTTCAGTAATGACTCTAAAAGTAAATCCATTTTGTTTGCAATAAGCCATAGCACTACCCCACTTTGCATGGTTGATAGCTACGACGGCTCTATCTTTTGCGCTTGCAACACGACTTTCTATAAGACTTTGTTTCTTGGGCTTTATTTCAACCACTTCTGCTAGTTGGCGCCCATACTTATTTTGATATACAATGAAAAAGTCTGGGATGTAGTTAGTTTTCTTACCAGTAAGTGGATGTATATATGGGATACTGATTGCTTCGCTTGCCCATTTTAATACAGCTTTGTTATTATCGCAGAACTGCATAAAGGTAAATTCCCAACCACTGCGAAATTTGGGCTTATGTTTTCCTATATACTTTTCAGGATTCTTGGGTGTGTAAATACCCTGTGCATAGTTCGCCATTATTGTAAAATATTTCTTTGTACGTTTTGATTTGGTTGCGGTACAACACTAATACCATACAAGGTAGTTTTACTTTTTATACTATTAATATAGTATGTTAACAATGAATTAGTTTCTAACTTATTTTGACCCTTGATATATTCCAATAAGTCTAAAACGTTTTGTCCAGTGACCATTGCAATTCTAAAAAGAATAGTAGTAAAATTGCGTGATATGTTGTTTGATTTATTGATAGAGTAAAAGTAAGAATATACTAACTCATATTGATCCGCACTTACAACTAAGTCAAAGTTGTAAAATTGGTCAAATACCTTAACTGTTGCGTCTAATTGTGATCTTGGTTCATCTACTGATCGTGCCATATGCTACCTCGTAGATTATTTATGCTTTTAAATAGTGCCAGGTTCAAGAGGCTTAGGACTCTTAACAACACCTTTATAAGAACCATTAATAGAATCTGTGACATTCTGTACTAATGTTTGTGCATTAGATGGGAAGGTGAAAATGTTGTTTCTATTAGGTGTTCCTTGCAATGCTTGCGTCACTGACCCTAGTGCTTCTGCTTTTGCAATTTGTAATATGTTCTGTGGGTTCTTAAATGTATTAGCTGCTACACCTGCTTTTTGCACAGCACCTACAATATTGCCGTTCTCTAAATCATCTAATATGCCGCCGGCCGCCGATACTAATCCACCTTGACCTAGTATTGTAGCATTGCTTCCGGGTCTAGATATAGGACTCAATCTAGTATCATAATGTGTTTCTTCACCAAATCCTGGAACGAACGCTGCAGGAGTTCTTCCGTCAATAGCACCTTCGAAGTATTTTACAGTTTCATATTCTAAAGACATTCTATTTTCCATAGTTCCGTTTTCACTGTAACCATATGTGTCGTGAGAGAAACTTTGAATTATAGGATTGATTAATTTGTACAATACAAAATTGTGTTGGTTGAAACCATAGATATTGATTGACTTAAAGAATGGAGCCTTACTCACACCTTGACTTGCTGCTTGGTTAGTAGCAGGAGACTTACCGGATTCTCCTACATAACCCCAATCATCACTTCCGGCAATACTTGGATCATATATGTTTCTATGATTTAGGTCATATCTTGCGCCATACCCACCGTCACCCAAAGATGATTTTGAGCTTGGTGAGTTTGAATCTAATTGGGTAGCATCTTTATAATAATATGTATAATACGTATACCACATTCTACGTATCAAATTGCTGTTATCATCATGGAACACAATGTTAACAGGGTCATAATTAATTTTAGTTTGTACAACACGTTTTCTGTTGTACTGATTCATTGTCTGTGTATTAAAAGTAAACTTAGGTAATTCGACAGATTTTACTGCTAACCCAAAATTTTGATCTTGTGGCCAATTTTGAGTAGCACCTATGTATTGCTTGTTTACATCAAAGTAAACATGAAATAAGAATTTAAACTTAGGTGCATAACCGTACGCATTGGTTCTAAAGGTTTTACTTGCGTGAGTAAAATCACGCAAGTATTCATTGCCGAAAAAACCTTTAGCGGCGTCAGTTAATAAATTCTGTACGAATCCGGCCATTAGCTACCGATACCAGTTACTGCTGTACCACCGAATGCACGACCAACGTTAGTACCAACGCCAGATGTTAATGGTGATTGAATTGCGTTATCAAATCTTACAGAAAGTTGAATAGTTACTGGATCACTTGTTTTGTAGTCCATGTTGTTATAGTTTGCTGTCTTAATAAAGCAGCCATATAATTCCCATGTCTCTAATACTGTAGGTGCTAGAACACCGTTACCACCGTCAAGAACTTCATAGTTAATTTGGAACTTATAATCTTGTGCGGTTGCAGCACTAGCTTGCTCAACAAAGTCCATTTGCTTCTGAATTTGTTGTCCAACCAACTTGCTGACGTTACCTTGAGCATCGTCACGTAGATTGATTGTTGTTTCTTGCCATGCATGCTTACCAGCTAGATAGATACGTGAGTTGTAAACATCTAATTGTACTTCATCAAACTGTACTTGAGGTCTTGAAATATCCATGACTTGTTTTGTTAGTTCCTGTGTGGAACCACCTACACCAAAGTTCAGAAACAAAGCTCTAAAACGATACTGTAGTTTAGGCATCAACAGACCTTGGCTATTGGATGAATTATCCGCTGCTACGGTCATATTGAACAATGATTGTGAGGCTGTTGCCATTTTTTATTTCTCCTATGTCTTTATTTATCTTTAAATGACCCCCTTATTCAGGGGGTTCATTTATTACTTAAGGCTTGCTATTTCTCCGGTGTTCAATACACGAACTGGGATATAGATAAATTCAGCAGCCTTGACTGGTTCGATAGCAACATCAATCCAGAGTTCATTTCTATCAATACGGGCTGGTGTGTTGTTAGAATCATCACAAACCACTAGATAGTCATATAAACCACGTTTAGCAACTAAGTCAATAAACAATGATTGTACAACACCTTGAATCTGGCTACGTGTTAACGCATCGTTTGGTTCGAATACGAATGGACGAGCCAAAATCTGTAACTGATAACGAATATAAGCTACTAGTCGTGCTACGTTGATACGATCCAATGCACTTTGAGTATCCTTAACGTTCTTGTTACCATAATTCAATAGACCAATACCAGTGAAGTATGCCAATGGGTTAATCTGATTAGTATACAATACATCACGAATTGCCATACGGTTCTTAATTACCACAAACTCACCTGTAGCAGCATCTAAGTATCCAATGTTTGTAGCATTGTCAATAGTACCACGGCGTGTGCCTGCTGGTGCTAACCAAGGATAAGCAATTGTGTCATTACGTAAGAATGTACGCAACATCATATGACTTGCAGGAACAACAACTGCTGCACCTGTTAAGTCTGTTGTTATACCACTTGGGTAGAAAAGACCCATATACTCATTACGTGTTACTAGACCATCTTCACCTGTGCTTATTGCACCTGCTTGGTTTGTAGCCCAGTTGATTAAGTCTGTAGCTTGATCTGGTAAACGTAATGGTGTATCACCGATAATATAAGCTGTATTGTTACGATTATTATTCAATGTAACCATATCAGGTTGTAGTTCAGGATAGTTAGGGCAAGAAATTAAGTTAAAGAATGTATCTTCTTCTAAAATGCTTTGGTTAGTACCAATAGCCGCCTTCAATGCTTGAACAACCATATTACGTTGTGCCTTACGACCCATGTAAGCAGCTCCATTTGATTGTAGGCCACTAGCACTTACCCATGTATATGAGTTAGTTGGTAGATCCATATCTGGATACTTAGCAGCAGTAAAATAATTTGTTGTAAATTGTTTTACATTATATCCACTGCGTCTTGTGTTGAATAACAACATACCTTGTGGGAACAATGTTGGATCAGGAGCATCTAAATCTATATAATTAGTGGTCAACAACGTTGAGATAGGTACGATTGGATCGTTAACTGGATTCACAGTTCCATTGTTTGCCCAACGTGCGTCAGCAAATAGAATACCATTCTGACTTGTTTGGTCTGTATTGTCAATTGCTACCCATTGATCTAATGAGTCAACCATTTGCCAACGTGATAATTTAGGATAGTTCTCTAAATCAGATGTATCTAACCATAAATCACCATATTGTAATGGATCACCGCTAGATTGTTCTGTTGGTGCTGTTGTGCTAACAATAGGACCATTTGGATCTGTTGTGTTTGATCCGTCGATTGGGTGACCGTTTTGGTCATAATTGACATTACCATAACCATACCATTCGCCGTCCTTGTTAATCATAATATCAACTTGACTTGCTGTGCTATAGAACCACTTGGTTCCATTTAATGGATTTGTTACTGGTGCACCTTCGTTTGCGATATATTCTAGCTTAGACCAGTTACCTAACCATACAAAATAATTTTGTTTTGGTGTTCCAGAAACATACGTAAAGCTAGCTACTGGTGAGGGTACCAATGATTCATCATTCATTACTCGTATTGTAACGTCATTAGTATTATCAACTCCGCCTATGTCAGCTCCGGAGAATGTAATTGTATCTCCCAATATGTACCCTGAGCCACCATTAATAACTTCAATTTCATAGTAGGTTCCGAAGTTAGTAATACTGTATGTGCCACCTGAACCCGCTAATGAATTTACTGATTTTGGTGAAACCGCAGAATTTTTGTAAACTGCAAGACTACCATAACTTACATTGGCGCCCCCTTGGCTGAATCCAAGTTCTGAGAGTAATCCATTACTTTGACCTGTAGTGTCTATGTCACTCAATAGAATAATTCCACCATTATTATGTGTAATTTGTACTGCGTTATTGACAGAGACAGAAGCTGTTGTATCGGCGATGTTAGCTGATAACCATGCACTAACAAACGCGGTTGCTGTTGTGCCAGTTGTAGTAAGAACATATGTACTTACTGATCCATCAGAGTTGCTAACTACGATTGTTAAATCCAATCCTGATGTAATACTAGGACTTGTTACTGTACCAGTTGTTGTTACTGAACCGGTGCTAGTTTTTTCCCATAATGTCAAGAATTCGTATGGAATTGGATCAAACTGAGTAGCGTATGTTCCTTGTTGATAAGTTGCGATAACTGTTCCTGCAGGAATAGATTTTCCTCCATCACTGCTTAAATCACCGATAGCGGCAGCAACTGAAGTATACTTACCTACTACTAAACTTTTCCAAGTATCAGTTGAGGTAATATAACGTGATACGTTCAAGTCCATACCACTTCCAGCAATGCTAGTCTTTATCCATACACTACCTGTTGGGTGAGGATATGATTGACCAGCTGTCCATAGTGGCATATTAGCAGAAGTACCGTATGAGGTATCTGGGCAATAGAATGTACTAGGAGAAGTTGTTGCCAATCCTAAATCTTGCAATGGTGTACCTGAAACGTTAGATAAGGTAATGTTCTTGTTTAAGCCTGGCTCTCCGTATGAAATAGCCAATCTACCATCAATTGTTCTAGCAAATAGATATGAGACTCCCAATGCATTGATTTTATTTGCAAGAGTCTCAGTAGTATCGCCAGTTACAATAGGAACTGTTAGATAAAATGAGCTACCGACCGTGATACTGAAATAATCACCATCGTTTAAAGTAGGATTACCGTTTGATCCAATTACGAATGGTACAGCTTTTTTCCAATCAGAAGAACCTAATACTACCCATTCATTGTTGAAGTTTTTATAGAAGTATGTTGCTCTAGCGAAATCACCCACTAAATTTTCTGTAGGGATTACGGCGTAACTACCGATATTGCCTATAGATTGAACTGGATAGTTATCTTCAATGTACTCTGAATCTACTATCACAGTAGGTGTCTTTTGTGTGAACTTACCGGTATCAGCATTGAATTCATAGATACCCCATGTAGAATTAGTTGTATCTAACCAATAAGTACCGTCTGCTGGGTTTCCTGTAGGACGTGATAATGTACCTACTAACTGTCCTAAGTCGATATCTGCACGTAAAACATAAGCACGATTAGTAGCACCTAATAATGAATATGTTGCTAATAAGCCATATTCATTTAGTTCGTAACCTTGAATTGGTGTACCGTTCGTTGTCTTATAGAAGAATGGAGTACCAAACAAGTTCACTAGGTCACGCTGACTTGTAACTTGATATAATTTATTTGCGTTTGCGGCTGTTGTTGCTGCTGCAACTCCTGTACCTGCTGCATTAGCTTTATTCTCTGCTGTTGCTAACAAGATTAAGGGAACTGAATTTGAGGCAGCAGGAAGATACTGACTTTGGTCAATGATTGTAACTTCTACGCCTGGTGATACTAGTGCCATGTTAAATTTCCTTTATGTTATGATTATGAGGGTTAACGCCCTAACGTACATATATTTAGCGAAAATATTAAAAAATACCCAATTAGCGTACCTTCGAAGGTCTAAATACGTTATGAGACCTATCTGCAAAACTTGCAACAAAAACTTTTGTGCTGTGAATTACAAGCGCGGTGAGGTAACTCATTACCGAAGTTCATGTGATGAATGCGGTCGTAAAAAGAACAAGAAAAAACCTAGAGTTCCTAGTTGGCAGAAGTCTGGGTACAAGAAAAAAGCCACATGTGATTTATGTGGCTTTAAAAGTATCTACCCATCTCAAACTACAGTGTTTCACATAGATGGGAATTTAGAAAATTCAATTTTTACTAATCTCAGGACCATATGCCTCAACTGTGTTGAAGTCATAAAACGCAAAGAAGTCACTTGGCGTAGGGGTGACTTAGAGGTTGATAATTAAATCAATCTGTTTACGCAAATCATCTATAGTTCCGTTATTATCTAAGTAATGGTCATAGTTCAGTCCCACACTAGAATACTCACTTGCATGTACTCTATTCTTGTCTAGTTTAGCTTTGCTAATAGACCAAGCTGAGTTACCATCAGGACCCCTGTTAAATGCAATTGCGGCATCATACCAGTTTGGCCTGTCACCACGTTCTACCCTCATAGTTATTCCCCCGGCGTCTTTTATAGCTTTTACCTCATTAGAAAAACGACAGTCAGTAATTACAATGTCATCTTTGGCTTGACGTAGTTTGTTTTCTACGCTAGCTACCCAAATATCACTATGGAATCCCCTACGACAAACTTCAGTACCCCACTGTTGTAGTATCCACCTAGGAGTAAGGTCAGGCATGTCTAATCGTTCTGCCCACCAAGGATCTACTTTTTCTCTCCATTCACGGCTAGTCTTAGTTGTGCCTTCTAGCATTTCTCTGTCCCAACCAAATACTGATGCAACTGCGTCTTTAAGAGAAGCCGCAAAACTGATTCTTTTGAATCCGTGAAATGTACAAAGATAGTCAGCAATAGTGTCTTTGCCGCTACCAATAAATCCGGTGACGCCTATAATCATAAAAGAAAACTCCTGTAATACTTATTATATTACAGGAGCGTGACGAAATAAATGTCAGTTTAACCAATTATCCAAGTTAATGGCTGTGAATGGTCAACATAACGCTTCAACTCGTCTATTAAATCTTTCTGTTGTTGTAAGCCTTCCGACTTCATTGCTGTACCATTTAATGATGTACCACCACCTGGGCCTGCAATTGAACCAAACTTTTCACGTGCCTCACCTATAATCATTTTACAGGTAGCCAATGTGAAGTCACCAATCCATATTCCTGCTCCTGGATCTTGTAGCAACTCTGCTTCAGGGCGCTGAATGTCGGCCCATATAAGTATCTGTTCTCCACTAGCTTTAGGATCACGTACTATTTTAATCTGTTTCGTAACGGGGTTGAATGTATAGATAACATACCCACCGAACATACGTGCGGCTAATTCAATGTAGCCTGCATAGAAATCGTATGTAGCCAAACCACCTGCGTAGTTGTAATTCAACAAATACGTATTAAGAATAGCACTTGAGAATGGGTCAAAGCTACTTGCGGCTGGACCAGTTTCTAAACCAACCGTTCTACGAAACACTTGTCGTACACTCATAAACTCTTGGGGAAGAGTATAAATGTAAGTGTCCTTTTCCATCTTCATTAATGTGTAAGATTCTATCGTAGAGTTTTGTGCCCTCTGACGATAGATTTTAATGGAATAGGAATAGGCTGCTTCTAAGTGAGCAGGGTCTAATTCAATATCTACGATTCCGTCACCTAAACGCAATCTGATATTTTGGAATAATGCTTCTTTTAATTCGTCTAACGATAGACCGGCCATAAAAATCTCCAGATAATGTATTTATCTGGAGCTGGCTATTACAGATCACCTTCTTTTCGGTTCTCGCTATAGAATGCATCAAAGTGTCCGCCCGGGTACCGTGCTTCAAGTTTTGCAACATTCTCAGCAATTACCTCGTTAGGATCATATCCAAGTGCCCTACAAGCATTGATCCAATACCAAATGATATCACCGAGTTCACGCTTCATGTGAAAACGATTATCCTCATTGAATGGCTTACCTTGGAACAACATCTTTTTAACGATTTCGTTAAACTCGCCTCCTTCACTTGCTAGACCAATACCGGCTGTAGCAAGCAATGGAACATTTAGTCCTAGTTCTTGCAATTCAAGTACACGTGCAATAAACGTACCTGTGTTGTTACTTGCGTCACTTGTGACTGCTTGGACAAAGTCCTGATATTTGTTTAAATCAATTTTACTCATTAGAATGCTTTCAAAATAATCATGTTCTCATTAAAGCGACCGTTAGGTGTAGTACTGACAGCTTTAATGTCCTTAAAGAATTTACGTGCCGCAGGCTTTGAACCCATGACTTCTTTAATTTGCTCACCCGGCTTACGCAGGGTTTTAATCTCGCTCTGATTAGTATCAAAGCCTAGAATTGTATTACCCTTGACTGTAAAAGTCTTAGAGTACTCATCCGCAATATAGTGATGCAGTTTGCGCTTGCTAGTATCATATACCCACGCTTCACTAGCACCGTGAAGTTTTGTAGGATGGATACTGATAAGATCCAGCTTATTTGCGGCGTCTTTGAATTCCTTCATGTACTTGAGTTTAGCTACAACTTTCTCAATAGGAACTGCCTTGCGCTTACGTGGCGCTTTGCTTGCTTTCTTAATAGAAATGTAACTGTTCAAGTCACCTAGAACGCCGTCGATGAATTTAGTGATGTTTCGAACCTGAACCTTACCCAAATGTTTGTATGCTTCGGTTAGGTCTTTGTCTTTGCCCTCACTCAATTGCTCAAATTCTTCCTGCTTTTTCTTCCAGATATCAACAATCAACGGAATATGTTGGGGCATAACGTTGAAACGTGCTACAACATCTACAGTTTTGGCACTTGCTTTACCCACTTGTATAAAATCGTCAAACACACCCTCAAGTTCACCTGCGGCTTCGCGGGCTTTGTCACGCATAATTTCCTGTACATTAGGACGATTGGTGACTTTTTCTTCTTTGACTTCAACAACCTTGACTTTCAATTTAGTCAATCGGGTAATCTCGTTTTCGAGAGTCAATTCCTCATGTTCGTTGAGTTCTAGACCACGCAATGTCATACGTGCTAGCCAGCAATGTGTCATTACAAAATCGCGGTCATCAATTTTGCGAATAAGTTTGGCTTCATTTTCACGCTTATTGTGATCCAAATACTGCGCCAATAGTTCTTTTGCATCCTTCTTACCGTAGAAACGGTTGTACCACGTAAAACCTTCTTCACTTTCGGGCTGAATTGGGAAGAATGGCTCGTTACCCATATACTTTGTATCAGCATCACGGGGATTCAATGCTTTCACAAAATGGTCGCCAGTCAGTTTGGGTTTACGTGTAGCCATGTATACTCCTTATAAAACATACTGTATTATATAGTGTAATCCATTTATTGTCAAGTTTCGTAGGTAATACTTTTGTAATAAATACTAAGTAAACGGATTACAATATGCCAAGACTCTCATTATACCGTCCCGATAAAACAAACGATTATAGATACCTAGACCGAAACATTAGGGAAATGTTTGTTGTGGGTGGAACGGATTTATATGTCCACAAGTATGTAGGAATCGGTAATACTGGCCCCAGTAATGATTTTACTCAGCCACAGTATGATGCATTAAATCCTACAAATATACAAGATTTACTATTCTTAGAAAACCGCGATAGAAAATATGATCCAGATATCTATAGACTTCGTGGACATTACAACGTACAGAATTTAGATTTTGACTTAAGCCAATTTGGATTGTTCTTAAACAACGATATCATATTCATTACTGTACATTACAACGACATGATTGATTTGATTGGTCGTAAATTGATGGTTGGTGATGTTTTAGAATTGCCACATTTAACAGACTATCATCCATTGAATGAAACGATACCAATAGGATTGCGTAGATATTATCAAGTAACTGATGGTAACTTTGCA